CATCCCATAAAGAACCGCTTGGGATAATAGTCTCTATATCTGTACCTATATTAAAACCAATAGAACGTATAACTCTTTTTAAATCAAGAGAAAATACAGCACCTAAATCTAATATATCTTTAAAAGCATATTCTCCTGTGGCATTTGAAGCTGGATTTGTAAGTTGTAATGCACTGGTTGTGGTATTAAATGTTGTATTAGTATCTGCTCCTTGAAATGGAGGGCTATCTAAATCTTCTCTATCCTGCAATATAACCTGAGTATCAATAAGATCAGGTAAATCCTGTATTACACTAGCTTCTCCTGTACTAAAGTTTCCTTGATCATCTTGAAACTTAAGAATATACTCTCCCTCTAATGAAGGAACAACAACATCTGTTGTATTACCAGCTAATGCAGTGACAAGATCAACAGAGTTTTGGAACGTACCACTGCCATCAGTTAAATTGCTGTGCCTTACATAAACTCTTCCTCCATGTAAAACATCAGGATCTACAGCTTTTGTCCACCTGAGTCTGACTAATTTATTAGTAATAGGCTCCATTGATAAGTTTTGAACATTACCTGGTGGCGTTGTTTTACCTACGGCATTAAATGTTAGATCAGTTGATGTGGCAGATAATTTTAAAGCTGCATTAAATGAAAATACTCTAAATTCATAAGTTCCTGCTTCTGTACCGATAATTTCAAAGTCAGGTCTAAATACAACTTCATTAACCCAGTTAGTATTATTAAATCTATATTGAACAAGATATTGACTTACACCTGTTACTGATACCCAAGATAAAATTAATTTAGTTACTGCAAGAGCATTTATAACGACAACTCTTTCAGATGCCTGTAAGTTTGATGGAGGACTTTTTGGTTCGTTTAATAAAGATATACTTCTTGCAGGTAAACTTATACCAGATTCAATATTTGCATATTTACCATCAATATAAGTTAATGCAGTGATCGCATAATTTATACCATCTTGTTCTTCTACTGTTATTACTCTAAAAGTTTGTGCCTCTAAAGTAGAACTTTGTAGTAACCATATAGCATTTACATTTGGTGTTGCAGATAAGGCTGAATCTAATGTAATTACACTTCCTACAATTCCAGTTACGTTTTTAGTTTCAACTGTACCGTCAGGCAATATTACGCTGCATTTTTTATTCGATCCAGTAAATGTATCCAAATCTTGTGTGTTATCTACAGTAATCTGAGTAGTGGTTGCTGCGTTTATTCTTCCTGATCTTCTCTCCCCACCACGAACGGGATCATTGACAGAGATAACAGATCCAGGTCTTACTATTGCACCAGCATCTATTGATGTTGTAAAACTAATAACTTCTGATTCGTTCTGCTCACTAAATAATATTGCCTTACCTAGTCTTTGAGCTTGACCACGGGAAGTACAGGCAAATGCTTTTACATCTTTTTTAACTATTCCTAACTTGGCTTGTGCAGCAGTATCTTCTACAACTTCATAATCTATTTCTCTGCTATCCATGTTGAAATAGCTAACAGAAATAACAGTATGTCTTTGTTTTAAACTGCTACCAGAATATGAAAAACCGCCTTCACCTACGTTTGCCAAACTAAATAAATAACTTGGATCTGTTGGTTTATCTTGAGTGATAGTCACAGAACCTTCAGACCATATTGGAAAACATCTCATAACACCAGCTAATTCATTAATTAGTGTGTACGCTTCCATAGATCCTTGTAGATTTACATTGCAGCTAAATCTAGCTTCTTGTCCAGCAAAACCATCTGATACCAGTTCATTTGCATATCTACTAGCTGCTACAAAACTAAATAAATCTAAATTGCTATCAGTTATATGCGTTCCAAATCCATATCTTTCGGTAGTTAATAGATCAAGAAGTATCATTGCAGGACATGAACACCAAGCAGCAGCACCCATAGTTCCATTAAAAATATATCCACTTGGATAAACAATTCTACCTGTCTGTAAATCAACAGTAGGTGTGCCAGAGCTAGATGCTCCTGCTCCTGGTATTCTTACCTTTACTCCACGAATACGAAAGGCTCTTTTTGGTATAGAACTAAACTGTTCAGAATCTATTCTTAAGTTTGTGTAAGCACTGTTTAAATATCTTTGCTTATCGTCGATAATTTCACCAAGACTTGTCCAAGCAAAAGCATCAACAAGACTAGAAGAAGTGCTATCTGCTGTAACTCTTACAACTCTAATATCTACAGGAAATGCACCAGTTATATTTACACGATAGTCTTTTTGGTACGCATCAGCAGTTCTACCAGTAATAGTGTCTGATAAAACATCGCTAAAACCACCACTATTATATTGAACTTGTATTTTTAACTGAACAGAAGAACCAAGCAAATCTCCTTGATCCGTAGCTTTTTGTAATTGTGGAAATGTTATTGTTATCTTTGCAGCATCAACATTAGTATTTGTTATTTGACGAGTGACAGGAGAAGAAGTTGTTACTGTTACTCCCACACTCGTTGTTGACTGACTACTTTCAATACCTGGAATATGCTCTTGGTTTGACGTTCCAAAACGAGGTGTAAATCCTACATTTTGAAAATTAAAATCAGAAGTCTGTGGGCTAGTATTGCTGGCACTGGAATTAAGAATAGGAGTATCGTTTAAAAATATATCTTTCAGTGCTGCATTATTATAAGCTGTTGTGCCCTTTGTTAATCCTGCTTTTGATGCAGTAGCAAAACCTTCTATCTCTCCTTCAGACAATAAATCCTGGATCGTAGCAAACTGTCTACTGTTTAAAGTATCAGGTGCTCTTGTCGGAGATGGTGGAGAAGGAGGAGGACCACCAGAACCTCTAATAATTTTATCTGTCATGCTTGTACCTGATTAGTGTCAATACCAGCAGAGATAACAACTGATCCTGTTACTATCTCACCATAAGCAATAGGGTGGCTAGTTCCTGCCCGTGATGTATTCTGCACCCCAGAAAAACTAAATGATATTCTTGGATCTTCTTCATTTGCAAAATCAGGTGGTTTAGGTAAAGGAAACAACATTTCACTAACTCCCATAAGAGTTAGACCGATACCAACATTTTGAGCAACACTAAATAAACCAAGATTTTTTGCAAATGCAGGGCCAAAAAAACCACCTCCACCAAGTAATGAAAAACCTATCAATGCTGCTCCTAACAAAGTTTTTCCAAGACCACCACCAGCACCAGCAATAACAGGAACAATACTTATATCTGATTGTCCTATTGGATTATGTATATCTTCTTCTCCTATTTCATAATCATCAACAAGCACTTGATAATGTCTCTTAGCCATGTGTGCTTCTAACTTGGGAAAATTAGTAACAAGAAAACGTATAGCATCAGCAGTACAATTTATTACAGCATCTAATTCTTTATGACCTACAAAGTCAGCTAGTTCTCCATAAAGTTTAACTTTTCTGAGCATA